GAATCTGCGGGGTTGATTTCAAGCTTCATGGTTTGCTCCTTGGGAGTGATGGGAGTGGGGTGGGAGTGGTCCCCCGCCCGGACTCCCGGCCGGGCGGGGGAACCTGGTCAGCTCACCCAGTCGCTGTTCACGGAGAACGTGAACGACGGGGTGGTGCCGGTGATCGCCCACGACAACCGGAAGAACGGCGCGCGGGCAGGAACCTGCTTGAACACGTCGGTCGCGGCGGTGATCGCAGCGAACGTGTCAGCGGTCGTGTCGTTGTTGCCGAACGTGGTGCCGTCATCGGACCACTGCACGGTGAGCGTCATCGACGGGGTGGTGCCTGACACTGCAGTGACGTGCACGGCAAGGTTGAGGACCCCGACCGACGACGACGGCACAAGCGTCGTGATCGCCGCGGAGTTACCGCTTGTCGTGCGCGCAGCCGAAGCCACGACCACGCCAGAAGATACTTGAGGCATGGTGTCCTCCCTTTCAGGGTCGAAGGGTCAGCCACCCGCCGCACACCGCGGCGGGTGGCTGATTCACGTCAGAGACGCAGGTCGCGGAACGCGTTGGTGTCGGCGCAGTTCGCACCGAAACGCCAGTGGAAGAGCCACGCACGCGTGCCCGACGGACGGCCGGTGGCCTGGTCGAACACGTTCGGGATGAACTCCGTGGTGGCACCCACGCGGTCGATGATGTAGTACTTCGAGAAGTCACCGAACAGCAGCACGTCGTTACCGGTCGTGAGGGTGCTGGTCAGTGCGCTCTGCTCGTACAGCTGCTCACCGAGGAGCGTGTCGGGCTGGCCCTGCGTGCCGTTCGCCAGGTAGGCGTAGTACACGTTTGAGGTGCCGAACTGGCGGGCGGCGTTGATGACGCCCACGTTCGCGAGCCATGCCAGGTTGCGACCGCCACGGCGGTAGCGGGCCGGGAGGGCGGTGTGCACCTTGAAGATGTCCGGGGCGCCGAACGTGCCACCCGTGGTCGGGGAGACGCGCGAGCCACCGACCGCGGCGACCGCGGTCATGACACCAGTGGGCTGGGCAGTACCGGTACCGGTAGCGAGCAGCGTGCCTTCGAGGTTCGCCTTCGCATCACCGAACAGGGCCACCGCGTCAGCAGCGAGAGCGTCGATGTCCTCGAACGCCTCGAAGCTGGCCGGCAGGTAGGCGCCCATCTTGTAGGTGGGGATCTGGACCTGCGACACGGTGGGCGTGTTGTCGGTGAACGCCGCGTTCTCAGCGAGCACACCGGCCGTGATCTGGGCAGCGGTGGCGCTGTTCCAGGTCAGGGTTGCGATCTGCTTCACGGTCGAGATGTCGCGGATCGGGTTGTACACACCGGCGCCGGTGATGACCAGGGTGGGGTCGAGGTAGAGCGGCACCATGAAGCCACCGGACGAACCGGTACCTGCGGTGAATGCACGCTCGACGCTCATGCCACGCTCAAGCAGGTCGGCCTGACGGTCGGTGAGGTGCTTGCCGGACATGTAGTTCATCCATGCGTCGCGGTACTCGTCCGAGCTGTTCGTGATGACCATGCGGGCCACCTTGCGGCCCACTTCGCCACCGCGCTCGATGAGCTTGGTCACGTCGTCGGCGTGCGAGTCGCTCGCGAACTTGCGGGCGTTGCGCTCCACGATCTCGACGGCGCGGCCACGGGCCTCACTGTCGGGGAGGCGGTTCACGTCACGGACTTCGATGTCCGCGGGGTCTTCCGACTTGCGGCTGTTGAAGTTGAAGCCGGCCGTGATGGTCTTCGCGGCGGCGGCGGCACGGGCCTCGAGCTCGGCCTGACGCTGGGCAAGGGCATCGTCTTCGGCGATGGCCTCATCCCAGGCGGTGCGCTGCTCGGGGGTTTCGGTGGCGGGGTCGATCTCGGAACGCTCCACGATGAACTGCTTCAGTTCGGCGCGGCGCGAGAGAACGGTGTCGAGGGGGGACATGTTCACTCCTTTGAGGGGGTCAGCGGTACCGCGCGGCGACGATTCGCCTGCGGTCCGGGTACGTGATGACCTGCTCGCCGGCAGCGCCGCGCTCGATGGTCGGGGTTGCTCCACGGTCAGCGACCGGTGGAATCAAATTGCGAATCGCCTCGTAGTTCGCGGCGCCGATGCGCTCAGCGAAACGGGCGACGAAGATGGGGTCGTTCAGGAGTTCGTCACAGAACCAGTCGGTGCGCGAACGAAGTCCCGCCGTCGCCTCCGCATAGGCGGGGAAGGTGACGGGGCCGAACTCGTAGAGCTCGATACCGGTGATGGTGCGCTCCGGGAGAAGGTTGGGGTTGTCGGTCGTGGAGCGGGTGGGGTTGTTCCACTGGTCGCCGGTGACCTTCATGCGGAACGATGCACCCAGCTGACCGCTGCGGAGCGCGGGCTTCAGGTCGTTGACGTATGGCACGTTGAACAGTTCGACCTCGTAATAGACGCCGGTCTTGTCTGCGCGCAAGACCTTCGGCTCACCCAACGGCTTGTTGCCGATCTGCGGATCAGCGCCGTGGTCGTACAGCACTTTCGGCGAACGCTTGGCCAGTGTGTCGTTGAACGCGTTCGGAGCGATGCGCTCCATGAACTGGCCTTCGTGGCGGGAATTGATCTCCGTCCACGTGTTGAACACGGCGAAGTGGCCGGTCATCACATCGGGGCCACCTTCGGTGGAGCGGATCTCTGCGGCGTCGGGGGATTCCCATGTGCGCACGATGTAGGACGCGTCGGAACGGGTTGCGGCAGCAGGCATGGCAGACCTCGAAATCAGATCGGACGGGATGATCCACAACTTGCAGATCCCCGCGGGGTCGATGTCACCCTTGACGGCTTCACAGGAGCGCATTCCGTCGTAGAAGGTGCACGAAGAGCACTGAATGCCCTGGGCGGTGAACGGCGATTCGGACATGTAGTGGGCGCCATTGCCGCCCGAGTCCTGCTCGAACTGGCCGAACGTTTCCACGATGCAGTCGATGGCTTCCTCGAGTGCGTCCTGGCGGGCGTTCATCGGGTGCTCGACCGATGCCGGCTCTTCCGCGTCGGCCATCTGGGGGTCAACGGACGGGTCATAGCCGGGGTTCGGTGCACCCATCGCGCTCATGCCGCCCTCGGAGGCGGGGCCTTCACCTAGCAGAGCCATGCGGCCTCCGTTCAGAGCAGGAGGAGGGCGAGAATCACCGCTTCCTCGTCGGGGTCCGTCAACATCGGTTCGATGCGGGGCCAGTTGTTCGGGTACACGCCTCCACCCGTTGAGGGTGTGGCGGGTGGAATCACCGGGGTCGTGACCACGTAGCCGGTGAAGATGAACCCGGTCGGGAGTGGGTCGGGTTGGAACTGCGCGGGAGTGATCCGCCATCCGATAGTCGGGACGATCGGCGCAGCGGGCGGAACGAGGCCGGTACGGAACCAACCGGTTGGGGCGAGCGCGTCAGGGATGGCGGTCGCAACGACTCGGGCGACGTAGTTGACGGTCGGCGCAGCAACGGTGACGACGTAACCGGTACTAATCCAGCCCTTCGGCGGGTCCGGGTCGATGAACTGGAACGGCCGCGTGATCGCCGGGGAGAATGTGAGTGTCGGCGCGGCGGCGGTGACTTGGTAGCCGACCGTGAACGAACCGCGTGGGGCTTCAGGGGTGAAGTCGAACCACGGCGACCGGACAGGGATCGCAAAGGTTCCGGGGGTGGGCGCCGGTCCGACGAACGCTAGGAGCAGCGACATGGGCTACCCCCTAGGTCAGTACGCGGACATTTCTACCCACTGCACTTCAACGAGCAGGTTGGCCGTACCAGCGGCGCCGAACACGACCGTGGGGCCACGAACGATGAAGCCTTCGTTCTGCACCAGCACCAGCGGATAGTCCGAACCGTCCGTGAAGTCGGTCACCTTCGTGTAGGTGGTGGCGTTGATGTTGGTGATCGTCTGAATCGTGGACACCTGCATCATTGCTTCCGAATCCACTGTGCGCGTGCCGGCCGTGAGGCCCGCGGCCACCGCCGACTTGCGGATGTCGGTCACCAGGGTGGTGGCCATGCTGGTGCGCTTCTTGAACGCGTTACCGGTCAGCGTGAGCGCCGTACCAGCTGAATCCGACACCGTGAACGAACGGGCGGCGAGCACCTCGAACGCGGGGGCGATCGTGGCCGTGGCGGCGGCGGTCTGCTGCACCTCGAGACGGATGGACTGCACGACACACACGCGCGTCGCGTCACCCCAACGGAAGCTGAACAGGGTGCCGTTCGCTGCCTGCGTCACCACCAGCGGGACGATGGTGGACAGCTGATACTGGCCGAACGAACCGTGATCCAGGGGGCGCTGTACCACCTTGAGGGCACGGAACGTGGTCCCATCGACATCAGCGACGGTGCCGGAAGATCCTTGTACTTGGATGGCCATATCGGGTCCTCAGTTCGCTTTCGTGCCAGGCAGAAACTCGCCGTATCGCTCTACGGCAGCGGTCAAATAGGCCGCGTGCGCCTCTTGAGCAGTATCAAACATGCCCAGATGTAGGCGACGCTTGACGCCGTGTTCCCGAATGCTGATAGCAGCTTGGAAGCGATTCCCGCACCGACAAACGCCGCGGAGACCTTCTCCAACTACGTTTGTCCGGTGGCGGTTTACGCAGTTCTGACTTTGGGTTGCCGGGCGAAGATTGATCCACCTGTTGTCAGTACCATCCTGATTGATGTGATCGATCTGGTTGGGTGGCTCACTGCCGGTCATGTACATGAAAGCAAGTCGATGCGCGGCGTGGGACACCCTGTTGATCTTGATAAAGCGATACCCATCGGGGTGGACTGAACCGGCGATTGACCCTGCTCGGGCCTTTCCGCCACGATCGACCCGCCACCTGAAATCGCCAGTGGTGGGGTCGTAGCTCAGGATTTCATGAAGGCGATTTAGATCCACCACTCTGGGCCTCTTCCAGTTATGACCAAACCCAGCCCACGGTCCATTGGCCGTAGATCCTGGTGCCGGTGCCGCCTGACGACGGGACCGCGGGGCGATCCAGCGCCGTCAGCGGTTCGTTCGTCTGCGATGTGTTCATTGCGTAGATCATGAAGCCGGTGCCTGCGACGATGTTCCCGGCCATGACGTTGATCGTCTCGACAAGGTGCTCGTCTGCGGAGTGGTCACCGGTTGCGACGGGGAACAGCCATGCTTCGACCAGTGAGCCGGCAAGAATGCCCGCTTGACCGGTGATGGTGACTGATGTGTCCGATGAGCCGGGGAACGCACCGAAGTCAACGGTGGTGGAGCCCGAAGCGCCCAAGGGTCATTCCTCCCACTCGATCGTGTATGTGATCTGGTGGGATGCGGGCAGGGTGGCGCCGGAACGCTGCACGAACACGACCGCGTTCGCGGTACCGACCGTGGACATGAGGTCGTTCGTCGGGAACGGCATGTCGGCGCCACCGCGGGTGTTGAACCCGATCGTCACCGCGTCGGCGGCGGCGAGGGTGGGCTGGACGGACCATGCTTGATCCACACCTGTGATCTGCGACGCCGCGGTGTCGGGGTCGGACTTGATGCCGGCCGCAGTGGTCGTTGCCGTACCGCGGGCGGTGGCACGGTTGATACCGACACCCACTTGGAAGTCGGAGATGGTGCCGCCAGCGTTCACGACACCGAACGTGGCGCGCACGATCTTGCACGCCACCGCCGCGGCGGGGACGACAGCGGCGATCGCTGAACCGTTGGTGAGGGCAGCGGCAGACGTACCGGAAACGAAATAGCGGGCCATCAGCCCTCCTTCGACTTAGACGGGCTTCTTCTTGGCCGAAATGATGCGGCCCTTGTCGTCACGCTTGAAGGTGACCTCTTCCGTACCGTCACTCGCCTCGATCACCGTCACGGGTGCGGGCTGGACGTTCGGAGCGAAACGGTTTTCGACCGTTACCGGAGTGGGCGACACGTCCACCTGCACCGGGGTCGGGTTCACCTGGTTCACGATCGGAGTCGGGGACACGTTGATGACCGGGGCCAGCGACTGGCGCTGCTCCGGCACGTGCACGTTGATGACCGGCGCGGGCTGGGGGGCCTGGTCAGGCATGACAGCGAACACTTCGACGGACCGCACGTTCGATTCCGGGTCGGCCGACTTCAGCGACACCGAGGTGGGACCCACTGCGCCCGGATATGGCGGGATGCCGGGAGTGTTGAACTCGTCACCGGGGAACGGGGCCTTGCCTTCTTCGGCGCGCACCTCGTTCACGGTCGCGGCGCGCATCTCGAGCGCCGTCTTCTGTGCGTTGTAGCGGCCCTGAACATCCATACGGAGTACCGAGTTCCGATCTGCCTGCACCGTCTGCGGCTTTGGCAGGACATCCGTCCACGCTTCTTCGATGCGCACCAGGTACCCGTCGAGGGTGTGCTTCAGGAACGCAAGGTCGGCATCGGACGCGTTCGTGTAGGTCACCGACTGCCCGGAGATCGCCGAGTACACCATCGACGGAGGGACACGCCAGAACCGGCACGCCTGCTCCACACCGAACCGGAGGAGTTCGATGAACTGCGTCTCCCCCGCAGGGGTTTGCATCTGCTCGTACTTCCGGTCCGCACCGAGGACACCGATCTCTCGCGACGACATCGCCGCGGTGACGGCCTGCTTGATCGCCTTCGCCTGCTCCTCGGTGATGGAGGCGTTCGCGTACACGATCGCCGAAGGATGAGCGCCCTTGGCGAAGTAGTCGAACGAGAAGTCCTCGACCGCGAGCGAAGTGCCGATGGTCTTGTTCGCGTAGTGGATCGGCGAGATACCGAACGGCGACCCTGCAGCGATCATGCGGCCGGGAACGTGCCAGATGTCGCCGAACGGGTACAGCTGGTGCACGTCGCGGCCAATCTTGACCTGCGGAATCCCGTTCACAACCTGACGTTCCAGCACCGTCAACGGGTCGATCATCTCGGCCTGTGTCGGGTAGCCGAGCGACGACATCGAACCGATACCGGCGAACGCGTTACCGTCCGTCACGATCGACCACGCCTGCTGGTATCGCCACGCGCTCTTGCCGATGATCGGGGACGGCTTGGCAAGGATCTGCGGCTGAGGTTCCACCACCTGCACCACACGCCCCGCACCGCGCACGGCGTTCATCGGGGTGCGCGACACCGCGTCGGCGAGCACGTCAATACACGCGAACGACGCCGCGTTGCGGAGCGCCTGGTCGATCTCGGTGGACATCCCGTACGCGGACGCAGAGATCAGGCCGGGGATGCCGGCCAGGTTCCAGAACGCTGCACGCTGTTCCTGCGCTGAAGGTTGAGACTTGCGCTTACCGAGCCCCATCAGTCGCGCTCCACCAGGACGCCGGTCACGATTGCGGCAGTACCCGCCAACACGAGGCCGAGAGGAACGAACACCAGGAACCCGGCAACAGAGACGGCGACGGCTCCGGCAATCTGGAGGCCGTTGGCGATGGTCTGCTTGTTCATCGCACCGTCCTTTCAGAACGCGAACACCTTGGGGATCTCGACCGGTTCACTCAGCGCCGAGCGAGCCATCGCGGCAGAGGTGAGAGCCACGATCGGTTCAGGTGAGTTGCGTCGGTCGAACACCCACGCATCACCGATGGCCCTCTCGCGGGCCGTCATGCCCGCCATGTGGAGGCGGTCGTTCTCCACTTCGGGACGGTGCACCTTGCCGTCCACCACCGCCTGCAGGAACGATGCACACGCCGCCTTGTACGCGCTCGAGGTCATTGGCTCCAACACGTTCGGGTCCAGCCCTGCACGCTCGAACTCTTCACGGATCTCACCGAGCGCTGCCGCGGCGGCACCGGACGCACCATCCAACAGAATCTTCGGGGGACGCCACGTGCGGGCGAGCTCGACCAGCCGCTTCGGCAACCATCCGACACCCGGCCGATGTTCGATCGTCTGCACGTAGCCGTCCGACAGGTCACCGGTAGCGATCGACACACCCGAGTGAGAGCCGTCGATCTCCACGTCGTACGCCATGAACAACTCGCCGGGAATCACCTTCGGGAACGCTGCAGTCACCGACTCTTGCCAAGGGATCTCAGGGATCTTCGCTCCCTGTTGGGCGAGCATGGATGGGAGTTGGTCCCACACGCCGCAGTGTTCACGGAGGAACAACTCGGGGCCAAGCACGAGGCGCTGCGCGGCGAAGAACTCGTCGGTGATGCGCCGGCCGTAGGCAGGATTCGCCATCGCCCACGTGTGCGGGTCGTCCGGGTCTGGGCGAACCGAAGTCAGTCGTCCAGCCTCATCGAACCAGATCCGTTCGGCTGTGTGCTCCACGTAGCCGAGACGCCCGCCAGCCCCGCGGAGGGCGGCGAGCCGCATTTCCCACCACGGTTCCGAGAACGACAGTCCCGCTGAACCGGTGAGGATCATCTGGGAATTCGGATTGACCGCAAGCGTCGGAGATGATGCGGCCAGGTGTTCGGCTTTGAGGTGCTGAGCCTCGTCGTACACGACCAGCGAGATGTCATCAAAGCCTCGAGCACTGCCACCGGTACGTGACTTGTAGCGGATCTCCGCACCGGAACGGAAGAAGATCGCCTCATCACCGTTCTGGTGTCGCGGCCGACCCTTGACCAACTTGCGTAGATCGTCGTAGTTGAGCAGCGTCGCTTCCAACCGCAAAAAGGCATTTTTGGAAGTGGCAACCTCGTGCGCTGTATGGATGATCGACTCGCCAAGCTGCGTCAAGCCGAACAGCTCGCGCACCTGGAGTTCGTCACCCTTGCCGTTCTGCCGGCTCATCGCATGACCAGCCTGGAACGCCGCCCACGTACCGTCTTTGCGAGTACCCATCCATGTGCGCAACGTGATCTTCTGCGCCTCATCCAGCTTCGGGCCGTACGCCTCGCCTAGCTCGATGGCCTCATTCGCGTCCACCAGACTGTGCACGTCGGCGGGCTCGTGAAGAATCTGGGGCTGTTGCGCCTCGGTCAGCACGTCGGCTTGCAAGCTCATCGGCCTTGCTCTCCGTTGAGGGCGGCGCGAACCGCTCCAGTTCATCCATGACCAAGCGGTACTCACGAGACAGTGCCGCGAACTTGGAGCCGTCCGTCTCACCAGCGAGCAGCGCCTCAAGTTGACCGAGCAGGGACTCCAGGGCGTCTTTGCGGGGCTTCATGGGGCCTCCAAATCAGCCACAGCGAGTGGTGCGCCGCGCGTTCCACACCGATCGGGGGTATATGGAGAAAGG